AGCGTGTGCGTATGATGATGGTCACGAAGAAACAGAAGATTGCGAAGACAAACCATGTGACGTAAATTGTGAAGGTTACTGGGCAGTTGACCCATCTGGTAGATCAAAATCAGCGACTGGCGATAACTATAGAACCATGAAATGGGTAGAAACAAAGGCAAAAAGTGGCAATGGTAAAGATTGTATGTGGGCATTTGTTAGAGAAAGTCCAAAACCAGGTGCAACCGATGTTACTAGAAACTCACAAGGGTGGATATCAAGTACTAACGATAAATGGAAATCTGAAGTTCTTACAGATGGTCAAAAGGGTGAACATTTCAATTATTGGAATAGCGCTGGAGGGGGTATGACATCTACAGCGACCAGTAAAAATGTTAAATACTGTATGCGACACCCAAATGTAAACAATACAAGAGGTATTGATGTGAATAAAAATGTATACACTACTGCTTATGGAAACGAACACGTGTGGATTGCGTGTGACGACACTAATTAATTATTTATAAAACTAAAAAAATATAATAATTTTTAAGAATAAAATAACTATTCTTAAAAACTACATTTTCAACCAAGAGTATGATGACACTCCCAACACAACGTTGCCACGGGGTACTGTTTATGTAATTCTATAAACTTCCTCAGTATTACGTGCGTTTGATACCCTTCTTCAGTTCGTGATTCAGATACAGCCATTTTTAAAATTTCGGGTCTAGATTTGATAGTATGTGCATGCGTTAAAATACATTTTTTACCTCCACTTTGTATTTCATTTTTCTTAGCACCACATCCCAAACACGATGGAGCAGTTCTAAAAAAGTTTTTTACTAGATTAGCGGCATTCGCTTTTGAGTAGTGTATTATATTTTCTTCAGGTGTATCAATTGGAAGTGTAATACTATATTTCTCACTCATATTTTGAATTTTTGTTTTTTGTAATTTACTATCTATAAAGTTAACGGAATCCTTTTTCAATTTTCTAAACATACCAGAATTTGTGTCGTGTAAATTTTTAATGTTATCATTTATGTACATATCGGATACAAGTTCACATAAATCATCCATTATTTCATCGTTATTTTCTTTATCAATTTTCAAACATTTTGTTTTTTCATCGCGCTCAAATTTATCACCCGTGGTTAGAAATCTATACACTTCAATCATGGAACGGAATCGTTTACCTTCCGGTGAAAAATAATAGTTATCGGTCATACCCGCGGATTTACCCGATTTCCGAGTTTCTATTTTAACATACCATTCGTCGTTTATTTCTTGTCCTCTACTTTTTAGATATTTCTTAAGAGTATTAAGAGCCGACATTATATTATAAAGTCCCTTATCTTTTTAAGTTCATCGCACACTTTCAGGTAGTCGCCCTCGGGTAAATTTTCCGAATTCTTATCGATAATCTCCATGACGGTTCTAGAAACGCGGCGTAGTGTTATATCTCTATCATACGTAGGTTCGGGTCGTAGAGGAGGACGACATAACCAATCTGTTCCGGTAATCGCACCGTCGTATGAATATATTTCACGGATATGTAATAAAAAATCTCGTAACCGCGGGTAATAGGTCGTTGGCGAATACACGGTGTCATATCTAAATATATAATCTTTGATAACGAGTACATTTTGAGTATCACTCCACGCACCTTGATTGTAATTAAACAAAGAAATAGGTCTGATAGAGCCGTCTTCAGGGGTGGGTAACATATCATTACGATTCATATACGACGCATTATAGTTAAACGAAACAATAGGAGAAGCATACGCCTCTATACTCTGAACAGGACCTCGACCACGTTCGTTTTCGTATATTACCTTAATAAGTATCTGTTGCAAGCCTTCGCATGGGTTTGGTATCGCCGTTCGTATACTACTGTTGACAAAAGGCGTCGAAGGCATTTACTTACAATATATCACCATCTTTATCTGGTTTAACATAAATTTCGGGTGCATCTTCAACTAAATCAATAACAAACCTACTTTTATCATTCGTGGGTGAAATGGTTACGATTCTACATTTATCAGTGCTTAACATCGTTTGCCCTGTAACGTTCGTAGGGATCGTTATAGGTCGACACAGTAACATCCACATTTTTTTAAGATAAGTGAACATTTTTATATAACTAATATTATAATGACGCAAAGTGTAGAAGAATACATAAAAGCGGGTATATACTTTTCAAATGAGTTAATGGACGCAATCGAGGATGTTACTCGAAGGTATGAAAAGCACGTCTCTGTTTCGATAGAGATTGGTCATTTTACAGATCTCGATAAAAACTTGATGAGACTGTCTAGAACTCTAATTAGGTATAATCAACAGTATATAGATCTCATGAAAGATCTTGAAAATGGACACTTTAAAGAAGATATGATAGGTGAAACTGGTTTAGAAACAATAGCCGAAGAATAAGTAAATGATACAACAGTATGCCGCACACGTATATAAAGTACTTGGTCCCGGTTATAGCGAGCGCGTGTATCACAATGCGATGGAAGTTGTCTTACGGAAAAACAGGGTACACTACGAAACGGAGAGAATAGTTCCAATTGTATTCGAAGAACATACAATTGGGAATCTTCGCGCCGATTTAATCTTAAATAATAAAACTGTTGTCGAACTCAAATCGGTTAAAACCGTGAACGACGTCATGGTCACACAAGCACAAAATTATCTACGCTTAACGGGGTTCCCGGAAGCGTATTTAATAAATTTTCCACCCACACTTAACTCTCAGTTAGAGGTTAGATATGTGACTTTGGATTAACGGATATTTAGGGTAATGCAGGTGAATCATTTTCTATCTGATTCATCATGTACATAACTGGAATCATTTGGTAAATCTTTTTCCATTCACTTTTGGATTCTTCGTAATACTTTTTAGGGTCTTTAAGCCCTTCGTTTATAATTTCATTTATCTTTTCTGTGTAGAACCTGATTTCTTCTAAACAGAAATTGTAATATGGATCGTTGTTCATTACATGTATTAAAGACTTATCTTTTAAGCTTGTCGTTAATGTTTTCGAAAACTTCGGGGTTATTTCGCTTTTTGTTCGCAAAATTTTTGAGCATGTTGCTCAAACTATTATATACAACACCCCTTCTTAATGGGTTCTTTCTCGCCTTCGATTTAGATTTCGATTTGGGTTTTGGGGAATCTGGGAATTTATTGTTCGTTTCCTTTTGCAACTTTTTAGATTTGCTGTTACGCACTGGGAAGTTCATTTAATATACATGTATATTTTTATATGGTAGGTATATACTCCCAACGAAGATCTTCGCATATTTTCTTCCAAATAACGTCCTGTTGGTATAATTTTTCCTTTGATTTCAATAAAGGGAAATATTTAAGGTATTTATCTTCGCTTAACAGTTCACAGAATTTGTATAATACGTACGAGTAACTCAAAAAGTTTTTACGTTCGCTCGGACAGTTATCATCGAACGGTTTTTGGATATCCTTGAACATTATACGCAAACGTTCTTCAAGTTCTTGTGGCATACTAGGAGGTTTGATACCACTTATGATATTGGTAATATACGGTACGTGTTCGTAATATTTATTAAGTTTTAGTTTCTTTAGTAAACCACGAACGCGTGCATGTGTAATTTCATCTAAAACTTTCACTTTAATCTTTTTGAGTTCATTTCGTAGTTGTTCTATAACGTCTGGTGGTATATTCGTTGTTTCTTGCGCTTGAAATTGACTTAACCACTCGTTAAAGTGATTTTCACGTTTATATGAATAATTAACTATCTTTTCCGACGTTTCTTGTTCTTCTCTATACGTGAGTTCTTCACTTATAAGCGTAGCAAGAATCATACCACAGTTATCACATACTAGGTCGCTAGTATCTGTAAAATGGAACACGTTACTTTCTATACAATTCGGACACGTTTCTCTTTTCTTTTCTATAGGTCTATCTATGTTATTTGCCTTTTCTACTTCTATAAGATAATCGTTGAATATATCCTTCCTTTGTAATCCAGCTGTTTCTTTACAATTGAAAATATTATCAGTATTTACTTCCTTTTTAAGATCGTCGGTATACATTTCAAGGTAAGGCATACATTTAATAATGTATTCGGACATTTCAGACTCATACATCGATTTATTTTTAGGGTCATCTCTAATAGACTTTTCCCAGGTTTCAATTTTATTATTATACCTACTTAAAAAATTACCTTCCATATTACTAAACAGAATGCTCGGCAATCTTTTAACTAACGTTATACTTTGGGTATACGATACCGTAAAAACTATATTTTCTGTACCAGATTATAAAATTGTTGATGAATCTATGGAATATTTTCTAGATAATACAAAGACACCTTTCTTGGGTGATCTCGATGAATTTTGGAATGAAGAATGTGAGGAATGGGACGGAGAAACTGAGTCATATTATAAAGTATTATATTCTAAAAATTATAAAAATACAGAAATACCTGAAAATGTTACAAAAACAGTTGTTCGAGTCAAATATTGGTACAACAACATTATGTATAAATATTTAACGTATGACATGAATCACGAGTGGCCACCCGAACGAAAAAATGGAATTATATTTAACATACCAGTCGTATCAGCTGTTCTGCTCGACTCGGATGATAAACCAGTTAAGGACCTTTTAAATAAAGTTCGTCGTTATGCGGGACCACGTAGTGATTTCCATAACAATGAAGTTAAAATATGTGATATGTTATATTATGATATGGAAACACTTAAAAACGATTTCCCAAAGATAAAATTAAAAAATGCACTTGGTATGACTAAGTACGTCAGTACTGTAGATGGATGCATTACTGATCTTCGGGTACCTTAGACGCGAGATAAAATTTCAACTCACCCAAATTAGCAACGTTATATTTTAATATCAAAAATCTATTCTGTTCTTCTTGCATAATCTGAACTGTAGAACACATACTTGTCGCCTTTGTAAATATATTCATGTATCGAAGAGAATATTCACCTGAAATTTTAGGACTTTCTTCCATACATTCAATTTCAGTTTCCTGATTTGCGAAATCACCTTTACATTGCAATTTTAATTTTTTATCTTCTCGTGTTATCTCTATGACATTCCCAATATTGTGCATGTCTCTACAAATTCTTTGAAAGTCGACCGACGCCATGGGTGTAATTGTCGTCATGGTCATATCTGGCACTTCAATCTGATTTTCATTTATATCAAGTAATTTCAAAGCAAATTTTGTACACGTTTTCTTTGATTCGTTATGAATTTCTATATTCAAGAATTCTTTACAATTTATACTGATTATAAGGACATCGTTATTTGTTATAGATTTAAGAAGTTTAAATGTATTGGAAACATTTATACCCGCGATTATATCAGAATCACACGAATATTCTTCAAAATTATCTGCCGATAAAAACATATCTACGAGTGAAGTTCGTGCCGTATCGAGTGTTACTATGTACATACCATCTGGTTTAAAGTAAATGTTTACATCATTTAGTATATCTTTGAGTACTTCAAATGTTGATTTTATGGCACTCGCCTGAATTGTTGCCAATTTCATATCTAAATCACAAACACTTTATTTCTTTATATTCTTATTATATGCGTCTGATACACTCTGATTTATTTTATCCTCGAGTTCTTGTGTCATAGCCGGTTGTAAAGATCTACCGTAATTATCTAATCCAAAAAGTTCTCCTGAACTTTCATTATCGTCTAATGATGTAGACGAACATGACGCCCCACTGAAATTACATGTCTCTAATTCTTGTGTAGGTAGAAGTGATTCTAACCAGTTTCGTATTTCGTTTCCTACTAAAAGTTTACCGTTCTTTGTCAACATTGTCGGAACACGTGTAAGTTTATTTTTATATTGTGGTGGAATACCCAATTGATTGATGTTATGATATCTAACAATTTGTTTCAATTGAGGATGTTTATTAATATAATCAATAACATCTAAACTATGATTACACTGTGGACTATAAATAAGAAGTGACATATTTAAAATACACTTTACTTTTTTTTAAGTAAAAAAACACAAATTTACTATTTTTTTTATACACAAAACATACTGTAAAAAAATAAAATCTTTACTCGAAAAAGTCGCTACCTGAAAAAAAAACTTTTTATTTTTATAACAAAGTACCTCGAGAAGTTAGTTGTTTTTCAAAAATAATTTTTTTGTGTTTTTGTACTTTTTAGAGTAAAGATTTTATTTTTTTCCTCTATTTTTTCTATATACTTTTTATAGTATAATATTATTCTATAAAATAAAAAATAATATTTAATATTAAATAATGAATACTGTATTATTAGTATTATTAATACTCGTTGTACTTATGACTATGTCCAGGACAGAAATGTTTACAGAACAATTTGGTTTATCTGGTTACACTAAACCAAAAGACCCAATAACAATAGAAGATATTGAAATAGATTTATCCGAATATGAGGAATCTATTGAAGATGTTGCAGTATCGAATGATCTCATGCAAGAAATGGTTTTAGCAACAAATAAGGCGGTTTCTAAAAAAACCGGTCTCTGTACATACATTGTTGAAACAATGTCTGTGAAAAAATACACGAATAAAACAACAAACCAGGAAATATACAGATGTATGTTTATGTCCGTTAAACATAAAGGTTTTGCACTTGGTTTTGCAGTAACATCTAATATGAGAATTAATGACGGGAAAGCATCCGTCATAAGTCTTAGTACCCAACCAATTGATTATAGACCACCATCTGATCCAAGTATTTACCAAACAACTATAAAAGGTGAAGAGTTTGAAGATTATACAGAAGTTAGAAGAAGTGAACTCGATCTCATTAAAAATGGTAAAATTATTGAAAAGGTTATACAAGACCCACAAACCATGTACGGTAAAATTAGGATTTAAAGTTCTCTCTAAAATGTAATGATCAGTATTGATGAAATATCACGTATAACTGAAAAACGAAATCGTCTAAGAAAAGAAACGTATATCAAAATACACGAACAAATATCTAAAAAGATACGCCAGTCGGTTGATTTAGGTCACAAGTATATTTTCTGTCAAATACCTTCGTTTGTAATGGGGTTTCCTCAATTTAATAGAACGAAAGCTACAGAATATATAAAAAGACAATTTGAGTTAGGTGGGTTCACAGTTCAGACGATAGGTGAATACGAATTATGTATTTCATGGAAACCAATTAAAAAAACAAATAAAAATAATCATCATACTCAACCAGACGACATAGAAGAATTTCCCACACTTGTTAATCTTAAAAAAGCTGCTAATAGATACAGGAGAAATGCGTGAGAGTTAAAGTTTAATAATGTAATTATAATACAAACATGAGTGATCCACTTAACATTCTTGTAGAAGCAAAACGTGAGTATATTGGTCAATTATGTTTGCTCATGTGTCCAGTCATGATTGAGACCTTTGAAACAATGTATGAAGAAGCTTATAAACTTTCTAAAGGTAGAAAAGTTCTTGTAATGTATCAAAAACTTTTAAAAGAGGTGCCAAATTGGAGTGATTCTATGTCTAAAACACATACGGATAATATAACAAATAGGTGTGCGTGGTTCAATGACCTTTTAGCCGCTGTTTTTGTAAGTTGTGTTAAAATCTTATCTGCAGTTCGCTTAAATAAAGGTAATAAGAAGATTTCGCTTAAACTCCCAACAAACGAAGTTTTCATTCAAACGTGTTATAATAACGTTGCTAAGGATTTATACCAGGATCCATATATTTACCATGAAAATCAAAATGAACATGCAAGAAATGATAAATTATATGAAAGATTTTGTGTATGTATCGAAACATCTGTAAAGGAACTCATACCTGTTCAACAAATTTTACAAACATATATGTCTCAAACACAAGAGGGGCAGGATTTAGATGTTGGAGAAGCTGAAGTTGGGGATTCTGAAGATCCCGATCTTATTGATGGGTACGAAGAGGAAACTTCAGAAGAACCATTTGATGCCGAACCTCCTATGGAAGAACCTCCTATGGAACCTCCGATGGAACCACCAATGGAACCACCAATGGATGATACCCCTATGGAACCACCAATGGAACAATCGATGGAACCAGAACAGGAACAATCTTCACCGTTCGATAACGAATTCCGAACTATTACCACTAAACCACAACCACAACCACAACCACAACCAGAAGAGGAAGAGGAAGGTGTTTTATTTCCAGACGCATCCGAAACCCGTGCAAAAAAAGTTGGGTATTATTAAATGGAGTTCGAAGACTATTTACGAGACCCCGCGTGGGCAGGAATAATCGCCGGTATGATAACCGCAGGATACATACATTTCAAAGCAAAACTTAACAACGAAGGTAAGCTTCCCCTAAGTGCGTACGCGAAACCAGCTGCACTTACCGCAATTTTAGTATTTTTTATTGTTACCAACGGATTAGGTAAGAAAGAGACCATATCGACGGAACCATTTTAATTTTCTAACTTAAAGATAATATACATATTTACAGTATAAAATGGCTTCCGTGACCGCATTCAATGATATGATGGGTCAATTTCTTGTGGAATTACACAAGACATTTCCAGAAGAAAAAGGCTTGAAAAAGTGTTTATCAGCTTTCGATTTAATGAAAGCTTCTAATCCACGTTTAGTCGTAGACGGATTCATGCAGGGCGTAACACCATACGCAGATAAGATATCAGCAAAAGATGATTCCTTTTTTATTAAAGAGTCTAAGAATTTAGAATTTATGAAAGGTGTAGATCTCGAAAAACATTGGAGTTCTACTTCTGAAAATACAAAAAATGCAATTTGGCAGTATGTTCAGACCTTATACATGCTTGGTACGACCATTAGTTCTATCCCAGAAGACACACTTTCCATGATTGAAACAGTCGCAAAGCAATGTGCCGATAAAATGGGTGAAGATGGATCCGAACTTGATGAAGCTGCTTTGATGAAAACTATGCAGGGTATGTTAGGTGGTATGATGAAAAAATAAACTCACTATATATAAATGGCATCTTGGTTCGAAGATCCAAAACAATTGGTTCGTGTAGACAAAGTTCATGAATTCTGGCCCTCGAAGTCTCAAACTTCAGCAGACCGTGTCAATGCATCAGCTCGATTCATTATTTATGCATCGTGTATAATTTATCTTATAAAGCGTGATCCACGCATTTTTGTTTTGGGTGCAACAGCACTCGGAGTTCTTTATATAATGGAAAAATCGGATATGGTTAAAGAGGATGCATCTGTCGCACCTAAAGAAACTGAATATAACAATATAGGTAAAACGTGCACCATGCCAACAAAGGATAATCCTATGGGAAATGTTCTTATGTCCGATTATGTAGATAGACCAGATAGACCCCAATCGTGTCATTACCCAGCTGTAAAGAAACCTGTAAATAATTACATTACAGGAGATATTAAATATGGTCCAGCTCGTTCTCGCTCATCAATGCCAGAATATCAAAGAAATGCGTTGTCGAGACAATTCATAAGTATGCCAGACACGTCTTTAGGCAATACACCATATTATGAATTTATACATGGTAAACGAGATGATACATGCCGCCAAAATCCTTTAATGTGCGATCCAAATGCGAGGGGTGTACAACTCGAAGCGTTTGCAGGACTTGCACCAAATGGAGATGCAAGAATCACTGCAAGTAGACCATCGTTAAGTTAATTTTTTATATTGAAAACATTAGTAGATACTCGATTTCCATAAACAAAATATTTTGTAATAGTAAATGGCGTATCAACTCCAACCAGGAATGAAAGTTGTTAAAGACCACGCGGTTCCATCCACGTGTGCAACCGAAGAAGTTTTTGTATATCCTCAGCCCAGTACTCTGAACTATGGATCAAGTAGACCAAATACCATGATATATGGCACGGCTCCATACATGGCTGGCAAGGGTTCTCCAGCACAATACATAGATACGTCCGATAGACTCAGACCACAAAGTACAACCCGCTTTAACAAAGTTTTGGCGAAAACATACGAAAGACATTTTCATCCACTCCAGAATGTTGAATGTAAATTGCCTCTTAAAACGAGAACATATGAACCAATGAGCACTCGTGCCGAAACACAAAATGGATTATTTCAGCAAAGATACCTCAATAAAAATCTCGCTAAGAAATAAGAATGGCTGATCCTATATCTATAATGGCTATAGCCGGTTTAGTTTATGCCGGACGAAAATTGAGTCAACCAGACGAAAAATACACAGTAGAAGGTAACCCCATAGAAGAACCAGAGGTGCCGTCGGATTTTTCCACTATGGAGGTCACATCACAAACAGAATATTCGGGTCCAATATCACCACTTGTAGAACCAAGTTATACATCTAAACGGGAAATGAGTTCATTTTCTGAATCTGCACCACAACAACGTTCTTCGGGGGATGAAGTATTGTCCATGAGAAATCGTATGTATGATGCTGGTAAAATGAATAACTTATCACCAATTGAAAAACAATTGGTTGGTCCAGGTTTGGGTGTCGGACCAGAAGTTCCTGCATTTGGTGGGAATCAACAATTGTTTCGTGTAAACCCAGAAAATGTGGGTGCATATCGTTTAACAACTTTACCAGGTAGGTCTGGTCCAGCGTTCGACGTAAATGGTGGTAGACGAGGAATTGTCGGTGAAGTTGCAAACAATAGACCAGAAAAGACAGCGTTTCTTTACGGTCGTCTCCCACCTGTACCAGGTAGAGCACAGGGTATGAGTGGTAGAACACCCCGAGCAGAATATGAGCGTACAAAGAGAACAACGAATAGATCAGAAACGGGTTCGAGAACAGATACATTAAATTATGCATCTGCAAAGAGAACCGTTTCTGCACTTACCAGAGCTCAAGAACCAACACGTAATAAAATGGACGGTACGATTGAACAATATCAATATAACAACCAACCTGCTCCAGGTATAAGTAGTTTTATTGGTGGTTACTTAAATGCCCCAGCTACCAAAATTGGTGAAAAGAGAACATATGGTTCTGTTCACACAGCCGAAGATCTCATGAAATATGGATTTAGACCAGATGATCGTCGTGGTAAACCAAATAGAGCTGCAGGACCAGGTCGTATGAATGTTCGTGCTGATGCACTTAATCAAGGTGGTATGGTTACAAGTGTTCGTTCCGATACAAGTAGAACTGATGGTAGAGTAAATGCAGCAAGTGGTGGTTGGACACAACAATATAAAAATAGTGACTATCACAAACTTAATGCTTATAAGGGTTATGAAAATCCAAATGCATCCAGTACAGGTTTGGATGTTGCGAGAAGACAACTTGCAAGTAACCCATTAGCACATAGTCTTTCTTAATTTTAAACAAAACGTGATATAACACTCATTAAAATAATACTCCTATATTTTAATGAAGGTACATACCTTAGATATAGATAGTGGTGAACGTGACCCTGTTCTGTACTCAAATCCAAGTGATTATGTAGTCCACCTAAAAAATCCAATATATGACGTGACTAAAATTTCACTTATATCAGCACGCATACATAATAGTCAGTACCTTATACACGATAGAAATAAAACATTTGATGTTTTAACAAACGGGGGCAGTACACAAACTGTAACTTTAGACACTGGAAATTATAGTGGTCAAGAATTAGCTGCAGAAGTTAATGATAAATGTACTATAATTACGGGTGCAACTTTTGATAAAGATACGAATGCTATAACTTTTACGGGTTCGGGTGATTTTACATTTTTGTTTTATGGTGGTACGAATGGTTATGCATCTACCTCAAGTAGTGGGTATACAACTCCTCATGATATTTTAGGGTTACCTGCTTCAAATGTATCATCGTCGTCGAATTCATTGGAAACTGGAAGTATTAATTTACAGGGTCCAGATGCAATCATTGTTAAAATGAGTAGTGGTTCTGATGAATTTAACAAAACTGTATTTTCAGAAACACCATTTTATACAGGACGTATACTCTTATGTGGTGATGTAATTAACTTTTCTGGTGTTGATGATACGGTTGAACACAATTTTGATTCTGGATCACAAAAAACGATATCGAGTTTACGTGTTCAGTTTTATTATAGTAGTAATAATCGATTAATACCATATGATTTTAGACATGCTAATCATATACTCAAACTTGCAGTAACGTGTTATACTAATAAACTTGAGAATGCATCTAAAATGGAAAAAACAGAAGAAGACTATATTTCTCCTCTTCCTGCACCTATGAGTATCCCCGAAATAGAGGATCCGCGTAGATGGGATGCTTTTGTATCTATATTTATGGTAGTTGCAACCGGTTTAGTTTTATTACTTGTTATGCGTAAACCAAGAATTATCGAGTAATCGCGAAGATTGGTTGAGTTGGTTTTTGGACACGTGTAGAAACACGAGAGATACCAACATAGACCAAGATGGACAAGAGCGTCGTGAACAAGGCAGTAAGTGTGTAGTTCATACCACCGTTCTTGTTAACCTTAACAACTTGGTTAACCAACCATCTCAC